TGCCTGAGTTGCTTGTCTGGCTTGGTACTACAAAGGCAGTTGAATCTGTAGCAACCAAAGTTTTAGATGATGGAATTGTAGTTCCATTTATAGATGTAGCAGTTGCTACACCAAGTACAGGAGTTACCAGAGTAGGTGATGTGTTCATCACAAAGGTAGAACCAGTGCCAGTCTGGGCTGCAACAGAGGTTGCTGCACCTACAGATGTAATTGGACCAGTTAAGTTGCCCGGTGCAATTACTGCTGTGTCAATGTAATTCTTAGTTGCTGCATCTTGTGCTAATGTTGGGTCGCCAAGACCAGTAATCTTATTAGTACCCATAGCAATAGCACCAGACATAGTGCCACCCGCAAGAGGTAACTTAGTTGCTATAGAGTTAGTTACTGTTGTTGAGAAAGCAGTATCATTACCTAATGCATCTGCTAACTCTTTAAGGGTGTCAAGAGTACCGGGAGCACTGTTGATTAACTGAGTTAACTCTCCCTGCACATAAGCAGTTGTAGCAATCTGAGTAGTATTAGTATCGGCTGCAGCAGTAGGTGCTGTAGGCACACCAGTTAGTGCAGGACTTGCTAGTGGAGCATAGGTACTTGCTGCCGTAGCAGTTGCCAACTTAGCATCTAATTGAGTTTGAATAGCAGAGGTAACACCATCTACATAGCCAATCTCAGTTGAAGATACTGTTGCAGATATACCAAGTTTAGTCCAGTCAATAGCAGCACCGGCATTAATATCTGCATCAACAATACTGTTGGCTGCAATAGCAGCAGTAATACTAGCGTTGCCTGTACCGTCAAATGAACCAGAGGTTCCTGTGACATCTCCTGTAAGGGCTATTGTGCGCCCTGTAGCAAGGGCTGTAGCGGCAGCAGCAAGAGTTGCAGTAGCAGCATTACCAGTAGTAGAACCAGAAGAACCAGTTACGTTACCAGTCACATTGCCAGTTACGTTACCAGTAATGTTACCAGTAAATGTACCAGCGATAGCACCAGTACCAGTAATAGTTGGGTCTGCAATTGTTGGGCTTGTGCCAAAGACTAAAGCGCCTGTTCCTGTTTCTCCAGTAACTGCAGCGGCTAAGTTAGCGGTAGTAGGAGTAGCAAGGAATGTGGCTACGCCTGTACCTAAACCAGCCAAGTTGGCAGTAGGGAATCCAGTTGTATTAGTAAGAGTACCAGAAGCAGGAGTGCCTAATGCTGGTGTAGTTAATGTAGGGCTAGTTAAAGTTTTATTAGTAAGAGTCTGAGTGTTTGTGGTACCCACTACAGCACCAGTTGCACCGTGTCCGGTAGTTGCTTCGATGTGGTCGTTAGCCTCTTGTAAGTCACGACCAATAACCATATGTCGAACTACTGCGCCAGCAGAGTGGGCTACACCAGTTGAGCCATCTCTGGCTCTAACAATAGTAAGAGTGTTACCTGATGTATAAGTATTAACATCTACAATTTCTTCGTTGGCTGTATCAGGGTCAATGACAACAGTGTAGGTTTCAGTAGCCGCCGGTGTTTTACCACCCATAAGGTTAGAACCAGACACAACAGTCATAGATACATCACTAGAGGTGATGCTGCTTGCTAGTGTGGTCTGTTGAGCACGGGAGGAGTATTTTCTAGTTGTCATTTATTTGCCTATCATATGGAGTAGTGAATTCTAATAGGATATTTGTCTTGCTGACTTCTTACTTCTTCAGTTAGACGTTGATTGTATAGAGCGTATATCTGTTTAGTGATTGATTGTGAAGAACCGTATGGACGTTTGGCATCTGTTTCATCTGCTTGCGGGCTAATCATAGAAGCACGTGCTGGGTCAAGATTAGACAGCAAACGATACGTAGCCCCTAGGATAATTAAATCTTTGCAAGATTCTGGCAATCCTGTTTGAGTTGTAAAAACATCAGCAGTAGTAGCAAAAGGAGTTGGGTCCTTAGCATAAACAATTTGAATTGTACGACCTGATGGGATATTGTCGTACACAGAAACAGTTTGACCGCTAGTAAAAGCAGTAGTATTAGCGTTGCCATCAAAACGCCAAACTCTAATAGGAACCCATTCTTTGCTAGCACCAATAGATTGATAAGCCATAGATAGAATATTACGAATGTTTAAAGTAGCACCAGTAGTAGGTAATCTAAAGGCTGCAACAGCAGCGTTAGATGTAATAGTAGTTGTGCTTGCTGCAAAGATAGAAGAACCAATTGCAGAGATTGTATCGTTAATTGCTCGTTTGATTGCAAAGCGTGGAAAGGTTGGAGCAATAGTTACTTTAGTATCAGCAGTGTGTGTTGCTGCAGTAGTACCTAGATAGCCACGACCATATGGTGCAATGGTAGCAGTACCACCGATGCGGTCATATGAGTCTACCCATAACAACTCATCATCAACCTCTACTATACCTTTACCTAAATTCTCAGTAGACCCAAGTGACATAATTAAAGGTGATGCACTTGAAGAGGTAGTGGTAGTAATAGCAGTTTTAAGATAGGTAGCACGGTCTTGTTGAAGTGTATAACCTGATAGGTTCATTGACACTTCATTAATCATGTCAGCAAAAGTTGTCACGAAGATATGCTCCTTAATGCATCTACTGCAGATTTACCAGTGGTTGAAGCAAGTTCATTACATACTGCATTGAGTCCTTTATATGAACCAGGTCCACGACTTGAACTAACCTTATAGTTAAGAGCAGCAAGCAATGCTTTGCCGGTAGTACCAGCCCATTTGTTAGCAGCACCTTGTTCAGCCAAGAATGCGGTACGGGCAGGATAAGTCCCACCGTTTGCTAAACGATTTAGTTCTGCATTGATTGGACTGCCTGCATTGCCAACTGCCATCTGTTACTTCTTTCTATGATGTTTTGGTAATATAAGACCTGATGCTTTTTCTACTGGCTTCTCTGCTGCACCAAAAAATGCCTTGTAGTAATGTTCGTCAAAAGAAAACTTCTTCATGTGTGGTACTGTTGCCCCTGTGTGGCACCATACTGGAATCTCAGCCTTATCACATAGGGCAAAGAAGTAAATGTCTTCTCCCATAAATGAATTACCTACGCCAACTTCTGTAAAGAAAGGAGCGTTAGGGACTGCTTCCATAATTCTATCTACTACTGAGCGGTGCATTAGGACAAAGCCCATACCTGCAGCGCCTACCTTTATGAACTGATTCTCAGGTAGTGGGTGTATACGTTTAATTCCCACCGTGTTTTCATCTGCAGCAAACTCATATACTGTAGGCATAGGAACCATCAAAGGTTCTTCTGGGTTATCTGTAGTAAAGTATACGCCACTTACTATCGGACGTTCTTTAGCATCTTTGTTATCCCACAACAACTTAAATGTTTCAGGACTGATAACTACATCTGAGTCTACCCATAGTAACCAATCGGATGTGTTCTTCTCATACCAATAGGTTATTACCTTCTCGCGTTGACGAGCAATTTGATTGCCCTGACTACGTAGAGTAGTAACAAAGTTTATTCCAGACTTAAGTAAAACATCTGTAAAACCTTGCATAAACTTGCCATCTACCATACCATTATCGCACCAGGCGATTGCTACTGTTTCTTGCATTGTCCCCACCTTAGTTATCTACTTCTTGCAGTTTTCTTTGCAATTGCTTTAGGCTGTTTAACAAACTGTTTACCAGCCTTAGTTCCTTCACGCTTTGCTTTAGTTGTTGCTGCATACTCTGCAGCAGTTAAAGACTTGCGGGCTTTTTCTGGTAAGTATCTTTCACCAGTAGCCTTAGAACCTTGAGTGCTAGGTTTACCTGATTTGGTTCCCCATTTTTCTTTGGTCCATTTAGATAAAGATTTTTGCTTTTCTGTCTTAGGACCAGAGTAACCTCCACCTGCTTTTTCATAAGCCTGTGAAAGTAACTGTGCTTTACGGGCAGACCATTGACCAGGTTTACCACCTTTAGAGCCAGCCATTATTCTATTCTTGATACGCTCACGCGCTTCAGGTTTAGTGTATGCCATTACCATTTAACCTTATCGGCCCAATAGGCTGCTGACATCTTACCTTTAGCAATGTTCTTCGCATGACGTGCTTTGAAAGACGCCTGACGTGCAGATGGTTTTCTATCTCCTGTAACACCTTGCTGTCCAAAGCGAATCAATTTAACTTGAGTACCTTCTTTGGCTACAACAACATGTGACTTCTTAGGATGACCAGGAGTACGCTTTGGCTTGTTGTATCCTGCTACACCTGCACGTGTCAGACGCGAATCTTTCATTACTTACCTTTTGGCTTTGTCTTGCTAGCAGTATATGCAGCAGCCTTTTTTTGCTTTGCAATTTTAGTTGCTCTCATAGCAGCATATTGTTCTTGTGTAACTTCTCCGGTTTTCTTAGCAGCACGCTTACCAGTAGCAGATTGAACTGCTCTAGAACCCATAACTCCTGCTAATTTTCCGGCTTTAATTGCTCTTCCTACTGGAATAATAGCAGCGGTTGCTCCAGCGGCACCAGCAACTGCTTTACCAAAAGTCCCTATTGAAATACCTTTACCAGAAGATTTCTTTGCAGGGGTACGTTCCATTGCCCGAGGAGAAGGACGATTGGTAGTGGATGGTGCACGTTCTGCAGCGCGAGGTGACATACGATTTGCTGACGTTACTGTTGCTTTCTTAACAGCAGCCAAACGGTTTGCTCCGTACATACGCTTGATACCCTCTAAGTACTCAGGGTTCTTTGAGGATGCAGCCTTCTTAAGAGAGGCGGTCATTCCCATTTTTTTAATATTGTCAATTGTAGTTTGGGATACCTTGGTAGTACCTTTGTACTTCTTTGACATTGATGTTTCTACTTGACGTGGTGTTGCCATTGTACTACCTTTCTTAGTTAGTGTATCCGTTGTTCCAAGACTTTGGACCAGATTGCTTTGTATTCTTTTTATCGTTCTTACTTGCTGGACGATTTTTTTCCATGTCTTTCATGGTAGGTTTTTTAACAGGTGCTTTTTTGGCAGTTGGTTTCTTAGCGGTAGCCATTATTTCTTTGGTCCCATCTTCTTCATAGCCATTCTCTTTGGCATCTTCTTTACCTTAGCCTGTTTTGCTAAAGCCTTTTTAGCGGCCTTTTTACCTTTAGCGGTATATGGAAATACTTTTGTTCCTACTTGTGGCATTGTTATACTCCTAGTTCTTTCATAACTGCTGCGGCTTTTTTGGTTATCTTATTTGCTTTAGGCATTGTGTTTCCATCATATGCTTTACCTAATGTCTCCGATGCCTTTAAGGATGCTTCTACTGCTTTCTTAGAAGTACCACCGGGTTGTATACCTTGTGCTCTTGCATCACGGTAGGACTGCAATTCGCCATCCCACTTCTTGCTTGCCATGCTCTTCATGCTATTAGCATCTCCAGTACTTGTCTGAAGAGTTCCTATCTTGCAACCAAAACATCCTTCGACATACTCAGGATGGTCCCGCTCTTGGTGTAATCCCATATCTACTCCACTGTAAAGTTGGTAGCATCTATCCCAATAGACGCTGCTATCATGTCGGTTCTAATAGTTTCACTAATTCCAGTATGTATACAGCCACCTATATAGTACGCAGTATAAGTTACTAGGTCATCCTCTGATGGATACTGAGTTAATGAATAAGTACCAGCATCATTGATAACTGTGTATCCTTTAGTGCGTTGTTTAAAATGTGTAAACAAACGATGTCCACCAATAGGGCCTTGCTCTAGTGTTGGCGTAATAAAAGTATATGTAGACATTTGTCCTCCTAATGGACTTACTCCGTAGTAGGGATATTGCTACCCCTACCACAGCGTCAATCAACTAAGCGATTGATGAACCAGACTCAATGCGGTATAGAGCCTCTTCGCGGTAACGCTTGAAGCCTAATACGCCGTACCAGCCCATTGGGCGGAAGCGCATAAGTTGGTCAATAACAGGTCCGATTACAGTGTGTGGTTCTTCGGCAACTGCCTCAGCCAACGCCTGTTGTCCTGCTAGAATTGTACGATAAACCTTAGCGCTTGAAGCACCGTCGGTTGCGGTGTACATGCGAGGTGACTCTACGAAGTAAGCACCTTCGTATGAACCAATTTCGCCTGCCCAAATGTTTTCATTTGAGTTGTACTCATGTGGCAAACGCCATCCGCCAGCACCAGTCTCTGCACGAAGGTCGTGTGAAACTTCTGGGTGGATACCGCACCAGTACATTGAACCCTTGCGGGCTACTGACTTGCCTGCACGTAACTTAGCAACTGCCTTGCGGAGGTTGGCTGAAGATAGTGTGGCTGCAGCGGTAACTGTTGCAGTTGAGGTTGCGGTTGAACCTGAGTAGATTACGTTTGTTCCGCCACGAAGTTCAGTCTGTGCGACTGTATCAATCGAACCGGCAAGGTTGAACGCAATGATGTTAGCGATTGCTGGGTCTACATCAGCAAGGCTGAAGAGTTCCAACGCACGGGTAACAAGAACAGAGTTACCATACTCAGCAAGAGTAATGGTTACTGATGTTGGGGTTGAGATTGCTACAGAGTCACGCTCTGTTGCCTCAGTTAGAGCAGTGGTCTGCTCTGATAGGTCTTGATGAATTTGTAGAACTACAGTTGAGCCAGGATGCGCTTGCTTAGCAGGGCGCTTGTCAGCGACACTACGAATAAGCGGTTCCGAACGCAATGCGAATTCTAGAAGACGGTCATAAGCCTTTTGGACTAGACCGGCTGCACCAGCGGTACCTCCGAGTGTAGAGGACCCTGTGGATGTATATGCATTAGCCATTGTTCGTCACCTCCAAGGTGATTGGTATTACTATGGATTAGTTTTGTTGTGAGTAGATAAGTGCAGTGAGTTCTTCCGCGCTTGCCGCGTTAGCAATCCTCATACTTAAATCATCTGCTCGGTCAGGGCTTGTTCCCAGTTGAGTCACAACATCTTGCTGCCGTAAGGCTGCTAAGTCAAGTTGTTTCTCTTCTG